GTTGTAGCTGAAACACTTGACGATGATGATTTTGTTACGGTCGCTGAACTCAACAGGCGTGAAGCAGTACGACAGCAGCAGGCACAGGCCGAAAGCCAAAAGCAAGAGGCTCAGTCGTTTGCGGTTCGTGCTACCCAAACGGAGACAGAAGCAAAAGCTGCCTTGACCGCAGAAAAATGCGGAGAAGGTCTTGACTATGATTCTGTTACTTCGTTGGGTAAGGCGAATCTATCGCCCGGCGATCTGATGGAAGTTCGACGATCTGCTAATCCGGCCAAAGAGTTCTATCGTCGCTGTCTCGTCAACACTCCTACATTACTCCAGCGTTATGCTCAGACTCAGAAACCAGCAACAGTAAAAGAAGAACCCGCACCGGAAACAAAGGTCACTCAAGAGAACATTCTTTCTCAAGACGATTTCTTCGATTCAATGTTCCCGGATAGCGGATAGTTAGGAGCAGTATTATGGCTGCAACGCAGTTTATTAGGGATGGTTCACATACGAACCTTGTTCTCCAGAAATGGAAACAAAGAATGTTCAAACACGCTTTAGTGCACAATTCACTAAAGTCGTTCATGGGACCGTCTGACGAAAATGTCATTCAGGTCGATAAGGACTTCACCAAGGCCAAGGGCGACAAGATGACTTTCGCCTTAAGAGCACTGGATAACAGTGACGGTCAGGGTGATGATGGTATTTACGAGGGTAACGAATCGGCGATGGTGTTCTATGACAATTCCGTTCAGATCCATGAGCGAGGTCACTCGATCAAGCTCAATGGTAAAATGACGGAGCAAAGAACGATCATCAAACTTCGCCCTCAAGGTAAGAATACCCTGGGTGAGTGGTATTCGAGAGTTCTGGCTAATGACATTGTTTCGGCATTGAGCAACTTGCCGACGATGAAATTGGCTGGTGTGGTAACTGGTGCGGTGGCGTCCGGTTCGTCCGGGTCCACTTCTCCGGTAACTGTCAACCAGACAGCTATCGCCAGTGGTTCATCGAAGCGTAAGTTCTTCGGTGGATATTCAGGTACGACCTTAACATCGGTCGCCGACGATGGGTTAATTACCAGTGCAACGACTCACCGTTTTGGTACTGGCGTTATTTCGCACGTCAAGCGAATGGCAATGACTCACGTCGAGCCAGTAGCATCAGCCGGAACGGTCTATTCGCCTATTCGTCCGATCATGGTGGATGGGAAGAAGATGTTCCTCATGCTCATTAGCAGGTGGCAAGCGAAAGACCTGCGTAATGAGACGGCTTGGTTACAGGCACAGCGAGAAGCGAATATTCGTGGTAACAAGAACCCGATCTTCTCCGGTGCTATGGGTATTTGGGATAACGTGATAATTCACGAAAGCGACTACATCCACACTCGCTATGGCGAGAACGGCGTAACCGTTTCCGAATACTTCGATACAACTGGCGACGCCTGTGCCAGTGGTATCTATGTAGCCAGGGGCTTATTCCTTGGAGCACAGGCCGCATTGGTAGCGTTTGGTCAACTGCCGTCATGGGTCGAGAAGATCCACGACTACAAGACCAAGTACGGTATCCATACCGACGTGATTTACGGTGTGAAGAAGTCGATCTTCAATTCAGTGGAGTTCGGCTGCATCACTGTAGATACGGCTATTTCGCCTACTTAGGTGACTTAGCCGACAACTGAAACGATAGCCGGGCAGGGTTTAGCCCTGTCCGGTTTTTGGTGAGGTAATAGCGATGAGTTTTACAAGTGGTGACATACTAACGAGGGTTACGACGATAACGGGGAGTCTTGCTACTACTGCTGCCGACATTCTGGATCAGTTAAAAACTACGCTGGTAGATCTCTCGAAGCGTGGTGATTTCATTAAGACAAGTACAACTGGTACGATCACGGCCAACGCCGACACGATCACTGTCCCTACGGGTATGATCGGCGAACCGGATCACCTTGACTTCGATACTGCCGACGCTAACGTGACAGGCAGTATTATTTTACATTCGATCACGTTCAATGATTATCTTACAGGAGCGAAACACGGCGTAGCCAGGCGAGGTAACACTTTGTATATCGTTCCAGCACCTTCGGCGAGTAAGGACTACACTCTCTACTACACGAAGAAACACGCTTTTGATGCAGCGACTATTGAGTTCGACGACGACTTCAAGGATGCGGTTATCTATGGCGTAGCGGCCAAGATATTTACTGATTACGGCGTTTTCGATAAAGCGGATAGGTATATAAGCTTGTACGAGATAGAGATACAGAAACTAAAGTCTGATTACACAGAAGCCCCGAATCCGGGACCAATATCGAGGTTAATATAATGGCAAAGACAGAACCAATAAACATAGCGAATCCTGCCGGTGGCAGTGATCCGAAACTCGGTGACGATTATATTCGGGCGTTAGCGGCGGCGGTGATCGAGATTCTTAACGTCGATCATTACGTCGGTGATGCGACGAACAATGCCTATGACGAGGACGCTGCCGGGGGACACAAACAGATTACGCTCAATGCTCCTTTGGCTGCGGACCCTACTAATGTAGCGAACAAGGGATTTCTCTACACCAAAGACGTTAGTAGTGTTGTCGAACTCTTTTGGGAAGATGAGAGTGGTAATGTCAAGCAGTTTACTTCGGGCGGTAAGATCAACGCGGTCGATGCTGATGGTATAGTCCTAAAGGCTGGTGCTCAAACGGACATTGCTGGAGCCAAAACATTCACTGACGTAGTGACTTTGGCCGATACGTCTGCACTTGCGACTTCTGGAGCACCGGCAGCGGATGCACAGATCGCTAATAAGAAATATGTTGATGATCAGATAACGGCAAATGCGACAGCGGTGGCTGCGGTTGCAAAAGCATGGGGCGTTGTTGCTTCAAATGGTACTTTGGCGGCTGGTAGTTACGGGATAACAAGTGTTGTAAGAAACAGTGCCGGTAAATACACAATTACCTGGTCAACTGCGTTTAGTACGGCCAACTACGGCGTTTTTCCCTCTCCGGGAGGCAATGGTCAGGGTGTTAATACGCGAATGCAAACTTCCGTTGATACCAAAGCAACTGGTTCTTGCGTCATTAATATTACCGATGTCGATGGTGGAGTGACAGACAGTGCTTTTGATGTTGTAGCCTTTGGAACACAATAATGAACAAATTCGCAATATACAGTCCGGTCCTGGGTACGAGGGAAGATTACCCGAACGTCCTGATCGATAAGGCGTTCATGCCAGATAACGAGAACGTGCAGTTCTGGTCTGGTATGGTCCGAACGGCGAAGATGCGAAGTAAGGAAATGGTGAGGACTCCTTACGTTATTACGGTGATCGATACAGTCAATAAGAAGCTAACTGTCGCCGGTGACGTTACGGGCGTGTTCTCCAGTGGTGATACGATTGGCGTTTATACCCAGATAACATCGGGCAAGACTACGAGAGGCAATTTTACCCAGGATGGCGATGCGGTGGTTAATGGTTCCACTACCGAGATCACGGTTGAGGAGGCTGTCACCAGTTTGACGGTTGGCGATTACCTTTACAACCAGGAAGGGTCCGTTACCGACAATCTGAAAGTTCCTTTCCCGGACGGGCTACCGGCGATTAAGTATCATAATCATATCTACGGATCCGACAGATCTCATATCTTCCTGGGCTTTACCAGCACCCACATTTACAAGTGGATGAGTACAGATCAGACGTGGATTCTCGTACACACCAACGCCGGGGCAGCGACCTGTACTCAGTGGGGTGTAGAGTCCATGAACGATAAGGTGATAGCGACGAACAACGTCGAACCGCCTATTGTCTGGGATACTACCGGCAGTTTCACGCACCTTGACGATGCTACTTATGGCCCGGAGGTCTCTACGGGCGTATATATATCAAAGGCGAAGGCGGTCGCTAAGTATAACAATACCATAATTTTCGGCCATGTTACTTATAGCGACTCTACTGGTTTTCAGCCCAGTGGTATTGCCTGGTCGGACCTCGACGATGAGACTGAGTGGGATAGTGGCGATGCTGGTACTGCGAAGATTGACGGTGCTGGTGACATTGAGAACTTCGGACGAAGTAAAGAGTATCTGTATTGCTTTAAGACTAAGAGCACACAGCGGATATGGTATTCCGGTACGGCATTGATCTGGCATATTGACTCGTTTAACGACTCCATAGGCTGTAGTGCTTACGACTCTATCGTAACCGATGAGGACGATAGATTGTATTACTTCAGTTCTGACTTTGCGTTCAGAGAGATTACATTAGGCAGAATATCGCAGCCGATAGTTGAGACAGTAGAAACAATCACAAGAGCACAGTTGGGTCTAATCAAGTCGGCATATTGGTCTGAGGCCGAATACGACGAGATCGTCTGGTCTGTCCCGACCGGGGCAGGGGCAACAGCGAACAATAAGGTTGTCGTTTACAAAAATGGCAAGTGGCTGTTCAGGGACATGGCAGTTACGGCGTTTGGTAAGTATTTCAGGATCGCTTCATGGACTTGGGACACTTTACCGTTTTCGACATGGGATTCTTGGGGATGGGAGTCGTGGGACTCTGCCGATGGCAGTGACGAATCGAGCGTTGATCTTTGTGGCGATGCGGACGGTTATACCTACGGAGCACATGATTCATACATTGACGACGATTCGGCGTTCACTTCGTACTTCGTATTGTCAACTGACCTGAGCGACAAGCAGGCGTTACCCTATAAGAAGCGATTGATCCGGGGTTATATCTATGTAATGAACCAGACTACCGGAACACTGTCTTTGTCGGTTAAACGAGATAATGAGACTGACTGGCAATCGATAGGATCGGTTAGTCTGTCCGGGTCCAGTGACATTCTGCGTTTACCGATCAAGATCGATAAGGCAGCTAAACACTTCCTCTTAAAACTAAGTGCTGCGGATCCATTTAGGTTCCTGGGCATGGAGTTCGAGTTTATTCCCTGGGGGGAGAGGTAATGTCTGATACCCGTGCTCCCAGAACGTTAGGTTTTAGATCGAAGTCTTTTAGTTCTTTGCAAGAGGCTGAGGCAGCGTTTAATGAGTTTGGCAATAGGATGGAACGGGCGTATCAACTTTTGGTATCTGATATAACTCTGATCCAGGATGTTTTGACTGGAACGGCAGCCGGTCAAATGCTTCATTGGGATACCGTGACCGAGAAGTGGGTTTACACTGAAACCGGAGAAATATTCTGGGACGATGTAAATAAGAACTTAGGCATAAACAAATCTACGCCGACAGAAAAGTTGGATGTAGGCGGAAATATAGCAGCTACGGTAGGTTACTTTGGAGGTATTACGAGAACATGATAAGTGTGATTATACCGGCAAGGAATGAAGTTTACTTAAACAAAACTATCGAAAACCTATACAAGAATGCAAGAGGCGAGATAGAAGTCATCGTAGTTCTCGAAGGCGAATCGGCTAAGGTAGATTCGCGGGCAAGAGTAATACCACACATGAATCCTTTAGGCAGGCGAGTTGGAATGAACGAGGCCGCTGGTATAGCAAAGGGAGAATACCTCTTTCATATAGACGCTCATTGCTCGATGAGTCAGAGATGGGACATAAAGTTGCGAGAATCATGCCAGGATAATACGTTGGTGGTATCTGTCATATCGGCGATGGACGAAAACACTTGGGAAAATCGACCGGGCCATGATTATACATTTGTACGCTTCAATAAGAATCTTGAGGAGAAATGGTGGGGTCAACACAAAAGGCTTGAGGATTGCGAGATCGTTGAAGAAACAATGGCATTGACCGGCTGTGGCTGGATGATAAGGAAGGATTACTATTGGGCTCTCGGCGGATGCGATGAGAGTTTGGGTGAACTATGCCACCTGGGGGTAGAGTGGGCGTTGAAGGTGTGGTGTCACCATAAATATCCGGGCAGATTGCTACTGAGGACAGATGTGTTTTGTGGTCACGTTTTCTCTACCAGCAGCAAAAATGTTCACCGATTCGATCCGCAGAGACTCGGCGTTGAAGATTTCCGAGACCGAATGTATGAGAAATACGGCGATAAAATCGAACAGTTAAGAAACAAGTTCAATCCTCCTGACTGGAAAGTATCCGAAGTCAAAGAAGTTGTAACCAAAACAGAGCAAACGATCTGCATAAAAAAAGATGACGGCAGTGAAGATATTATCGATATGACCAAAGTCTATTTCCCGACCGAACGTCCGAAAGATTCTATGATAACCTATACCGACTGGCGTCTTTTGTGGCAGAGCATTTGCGATCACAGCGTAAAGAGTATGGTTGAATTTGGTCCTGGTCTATCAACAGAAATACTTGATCGGCTCGGCATTAAACTAACGTCATACGAAACAAAAGAGTCACTACTGGCTAAGTATAAAGAGCAAATGCCAAACGTAGATTTTGTCCTATGGGACGGTAAACATACGATTGATATTAACGGTCAGTACGATATGGCATTTATAGACGGTCCCTTCGGTGGAGAGAACAGAGAATTTTCGTATAAGTCCGTCGCCGAAAGTGGAGTTAAGATCGTCGCCTGCCATGATTCAAATAGAAAAGCAGACAAGGTATGGATAGATAAGTATTTTGCAGACTGGAAAAAGGGCGGCGAAAATCCTCTAAAGACGGGATTACTTGTTTTGGAAAAGCAAAATGGCTGAAAATTTATCAGGTTATTCAAATATAGTACGGGGTACGACAATAAGTTTTCCCGTAAGTACTCAATGTCGGTTATTAGCTATTGACCAGCCAGAAATTGCTTATGTTGGCGATGACAAAGGAGCGGGCCATTTCTCCGGCAATTTTACGCATCAGTTTGAAGTTTATGTTAGTGGTTCTTCTCAGAATGGTTCGCGGTGTGGCCTTTACGGATTGGCCGATACTGCTGGTACAATGAGCAGCACGCAAACTGGCGAACACCTCAGTTTTTATTGGTATAGGCAGGTGGGCCAAGCGAAGTCTTTTAGACTTCAACTTTATGAAAGTGGGGGCTTTATCGGAGAAGAAAAGTGGGAAAGTCCTTCTAATGATACATGGTATTTCATAACAGTAAAGCGAGTTGGGACAACTATAACAGCAGATATACGTTTAACATCGCATACCGCCGCAATAGTAAAAACCTTAACTGTAGAAGC